AGTTAGCCTGTGTCTGTGTCTGGTCAAGTGACATATCAGAAACCGTAAAGAACAAATGTCCTTTTGAACCCAAGTTTACATATGTATTTACATCTTCATTGATACGTCCTATAAAATCAAATCTATTCTCGGTCTTGCAGAAAAAGGAATTCATAGCTTTTCGTGCCAGCTTATCTTTGAACACTTTACTTCCACTACCGCCTATAAAGTCACCCGTCTGTGCAAATGCGACTGTTAAGGCACCTGACGTTTCAAGGAACTCAATCATACAATCAACAACCGCGTCAAAGTCTTTGAGATACCAAGAACCAAATTCGCCGTTCTCTTTAACGAACCTCTGACGGAAGTTTGTATAGTCATCATCAAGCTCCAAGAAATACTTGTACCCTAACTTCTCAGCTATATCGAAACAGGCATTACGAGCATAAACGATTGCCCGCCTGTCTGCTCCTCTGTCTATCGTATCGAACTCGGTAGACTTTTTCAGCTTGTCAAACATTTCCACATTCTCGTGACCATACATACGATAATACTCTTCGGCTTTCTTATCCTCATTATCTATAACAAGAACAATCTTGCCAGTATAGCCAGCATTTTTCAATGCCTGTATCGTATATACTTTTTCAGGTCGTCCGTGTGTGAGAATGAAGGCTACAAAATCATTTCTCATTTCCTGCAATCTCCCCGCTCTGCTCAAGGATAGCACGAATATCCTTACTGAGCTTCACATAACCCTTGGCTATGGCGTCATCAATATCCAAAATAACCAAAGCACTATCTTCCATAAGCTCCTGCATTTCTGCTGAGGCGTGGGCATAATAGTCAGCTATCTTGGCATATCTGAATACTATATGACGGGTGGCCGCAAATCGCAGAAACTTCTTCTCCTCTTCGGTCACATTGGACTTATTGATTTTGTTAAGGAGCTTGCTGTACTTCTCATAGTCAATAAGCTCCTCTATATGAGGCTTATCTACACTCGGCGCATACTGAGGCACTTCCACCTTTTTCGTGTAGCGTTCATCTTTAGGTTTAGATGAAACAGGGGTAAATAAACTTCTCATACGTCAATCACCTCTCCATACCAACATTTGGTAATCTCAACATCACAGTTGATAGGCATTTCAAGTATCTGCTCGGCAGCCTTGGACATTGTCTGGGCTAATAATGCGGCGCACTCTCGGGCATTCTCTTCAGGACACTCCGCTATGATTTCATCGTGAACGGGAATTAACATTCTGAACCCAAGCTCCTTGAGCCGTTTATTACTGTGCAACTCTATCATAGCCAACTTGGTGAGGTCGGCAGCACTGCCTTGAATACGAGCATTGACTACCTTGGTAGTATCTTTATCTCTCGTATGGTCTATAATCCATAAACCCTCAGCGTTTGCAGCCTCGAATACTGACCGCTTCTTCATAAAAGGAGCCTGTCGTACACGATTAACCCACTTACGCTGTAATGCCTCAGGTACCTCTGTACTCAACTCGTCATCATCAAATGCCAGCGGGTCATCATCAGGAGCAACACCGTCTTTCCATACCACCTCATAGTCAGGCAACATCATAGACGGCAATCTTCTCTTACGTCCACAAACTGTGGTGACAAAACCCTTTGTCTTTGACATAAGTATGGAGTCCTCTTCAAACTGCTTAATAGCAGGAAAACCTCTGAACACGCTATCCTTAATCTGCTGAGCCTCTTTTGTAGATGTACCAAGCTGTTCAGCTATACTATCTACACCTCTGCCATACAACACGCCGAGCAGAATTGTCTTTGCCTGTGAGCGACGTTCTTTGCCGGCCTTATTCACAGTACCGTCAGGTCTAAACTCCTGACAATCTTCGTACGGCTTGTTGAACGCCTTACTGGCAATCTCACAATACAAATCTTTGCCCTGCATAAACGTGTTATACATCTGCGGGTCGCCCTGCTTTCTACATAGAGAAGCCAAGCACTTCGGCTCCTGCTGGGAGAAGTCGCTCGACATCAAAACATACCCATCACTCGCTCTGAACATCTTACGAATATCCTTATTATGCGAGGGAATGTTTTGAAGATTAGGGTCACTACTACTCATACGTCCTGTATCAGCGCCGTACTGGTTAAACTTACAATGTATTCTGCCATCTTTGTCGTTTACACATAACGGCAACTTATCAATGTATGTGTTAATCAGTTTACCAACACCACGATACTCTAATAAGGCTCTTGTGAAATCATTGTCAATCTTGGACAATATCTTTTCACCGGTGCCTCTGGGAGAATCCTTATCAACAGACTTTACACCCATAATATCGTACAGAACGATGGCAACCTGTGCAGGTGAATCCAGATTGATAGGGTCAGAAAGTTTGCAGTTAGGATTTTTAACCCTATATGTGTGTATCTCTTCCTCGTACATACCAAGGATTCTATACACAGTAGCGGTCTTTTCTTCGAGGAGTTTATGATACACCTCGTGAAGATTATCGGCAACATTAAAGTCAAATGCCACGCCCATATCTTCCATATCAGCAACGACTTCAACGCAAGGCATTTCTATATTATGAAATACCCAAGCTACGTCCTGTAGCTCACGCTTTTGGCACTCTGTGTCATCAGGTGTCAAGAACGGACGTTGATATTCGTACAACTCATAGGTAATAATCGCATCGTGAGCCGCATACAGATAACCGAGATTGATGGGAACCAAATCAAACGATATGCCCTCAAACAATTCTCCAAACCTCGCCTCATCATCAGCGCCGTCTGTACAGTATTTCTTATGCAAGGCTTTCAAACCATTATTACCACTACCTTCATTCTCATTGAGAAGTCGGGCAGCAAGATAGCAGTCCCACGAACATTTCAGATATACATTGATACCCGAACGTAAGAACCTAATATCGAAACAGGCATTGAACATCACAACGAACGTGTCTGCCTCTCTCAAACGGTCAAACTGTTCGTGGAGTATATTAACAGGCAGCTGATTGTCTGCCATAATGCCTGTAACATAAGAACGATGGTTTACAGGAACATAGGCAGCTTTGCAGCCTGGGGTATATATACATATTCCAACGAGCTTGTCAGTCAGAGGGTCAAGCCCTGTCGTTTCTGTATCAATAGAGATAATTCCTTTACATATCGCCTCGGTGATGTAGCTCTGTAAATCACCTTCATCACGAATTACAATGAAATCATCCCTATATTTACCGAGATTTTTCTCTACGAGAGCCCGAGCGGTATTCATCCTTTCTACGAGACCCCCGCCACCTTTTACAGTAGCGGGAGCCTTTGTAGCACGAGCATTAGCCTTCTTGGCAACTTTTGAATCCCCTGCTCTTCCTGCTCTCTTGGGAATTTCAAATAATGGCATTAGAACCTTTCACCGCGACGGTTCGACGGTGTTCTACGTCCCGACGGTCTGTCCTCGTCACCGCGCCTCTGCTCACGGTTACCGCCGCCGTTGTTCGGAAACTCTCCCGTGTCGAGGAAGTCCCTCATTTCATCGGCGCTCTTGTCGAGAACGATTGTGCCGAGCACCTGCGGTGCCTCAGGCAAATCTTCAAGGCGAATATCATCATCACAGCGTACCTCGTAAATCTCGTAGGTAGTGCTGGTGTCACGAGGCTTACCATTACGCTCAATCTCAAAAACGTGGGAAACGAGCGGGGTGTCTGCTGAGGAATAACGGGCACAGATAGAGGACAACTTCTGTGCAAAGTTTCTACCTCTCTCCCAAATCTGAACTTCGTCCGTGTCGCAGTTGTAGATGGGAATGTAGAACTTCGCCCTCTGCATATTATTAGCCTCACAGAACGGGCACTTACTTCTCGGCTCGTCATAAGCACGGAGACAGTTTACGTACCTCTTCTTATCATCGACTGTAACCTCGTGTACAGCAAGACCTTCGATGTCTTCCATTCCGTTGTACATAAAACGGACACGGGCTATGTCTTTGTCGTTCTTCAAGGAAAAGAACGAACTACTTCCGTTGCCGCCGTAATTCTCGGCGTCATTCACTCCGAATCTGGCCATCGTCAACATCCTCCTTTTCTTCTTTTTTGTCTGTGGTGTCAGTAGGCTTTGTACGCTCTACACACTTCTCCCAAATCACCCGCTGTACTACGCCGAACAGCATAATCAACATCGGGTTCTTGAAGGTAATCTCGTCCAGAGGCTCGGTGGTCATAGCATCGGCTACCGCGTGGATGAACTGGGCACGATTGATTGTGATAACCTCTTTCTGCAGGTCAGCCTCCGTCTCGGCTACGGTCTTAGGGGCCTTCTCTTCGGTCATATTGGTCATTTCTTCTGTCATCATTGTCTTTTTCTCCTTTTCTTCTTTTTTTTGTCTGTGGTGTATTTAGTCTTCCTGCGTATAACCATAAAGGTTCAGCTCTGCCACGGCTTCACGGATGTCGTAGAGAACTGCGCCGAAATCCTCATAATCGGCTACAAAAGCTACGCTGAGGTGGCCCTTGTCGTTGAAACGCAGGGTGCCAGCAAGGGCGTGGTTCTTGATAGTCGAGTATGTGTAAATATCAGGCAACGCTGTAATGCGAATGCCGCCGTCGTCCTTTGTCAGCGTGAGAGCTGCCAGCTCGTCAACGTACAACGTGGTCACGTCAGACTTCTTCGGGTCGTGTGAGAAACGGATGGGACGTACATCCTTTAACGCCTCGATGAAGGCATCCACGCCTTCGTCACCGTGAGGTGTCTCCTCTTTGACAGGTTCCTCACCGTTGACTTCACCCATCGCAGGCTCAACAGCTGCCTGCCTCTCGGTGGGTTCTTCGGTAGACTTACGCCAATTACTCTTAAATGAACCGAACGAAATCGGGAAAATGTCTCCCTTTTCGTCTTTCATAAGGTACTGGCGCTTGCTCTCGTCAATCTCAACGAGGAGTCCCTGCTTTCTACTCTTGCGGTTCTCGTACATCTGGCCAATCTTGCCGCGTACATCACTCATAATAGTGTCCTCCTTTTTATCTTTTTGGTCTGAGTGTCGTGTACTCTTTTTAAGTACAA